CCAAAGGCTGGCACTTGGTACACGGTAGGTTGGGACGAAGCTCTCGCAAACACAGGTGGATCAAGCCTTTCATTGCCAAAGGGTGTTGGCCTATTCTCCATGTCTGCCTGGCTTTACACCACAGGCTTGACGAATGACGACAACTTGTATTGGCGAGTGCAAGTGCTTGATGGCGGGGATGGTAACAAAGAGCTTGCCAAGTATCCTGTGGCAGAGATACGTGGCACCACAGGTGGCAGCGATCTTCAGTTCAAGCAAGATGGCAGCGTCTCGACTGGTCGCCAGAACAACCTGCGCATTCTGGCGTCAGCTACCCGCGATAATGTGGCAATTACCAACGCCTGGTGGCGTTGCCTGTATTGGTGATGATGATGCTCAGAGGCAGCCAGCATCAGCAATTGATGTTCTTGATTGCCGTTGCGTATGAATTGCTGCTATTCAAAGCATTTGGTCTCTGGTTATAACTCTAAAGGATTCTAAAATGGCGCTGCTGCGAGCCAGACCGCGACACGACGAATTGCCACCAATGAATGGCAATGGTCGTGCGTGGGGCACTGCGCACGATGGCAAGCGTCAACAGCGTGCGTTGCTTGCAAGTGCCACACAACTTGGCGGACCACAGGGACTCAATCGCACTGAGGGCAAGCGACTTGGCAGACTGCGGCAGCCATGGCAGGAAGATGCTTGGGCATACCGTGATGCCATTGGTGAATTGCGTTATGCTACAACATTTCTAGGCAATGCCAACCGCAAGATCATGCTTGTGCCAAGTGCATATGTCGAGGGTGAGCTAGACCCACTTCCGCTTTCAGAAATCGCTGATTGCCCAGACCAAGTCAGGGCTGCTGCCAATGATGCGCTGCGACGACTGTCGAGTGGTGGACCGCTTGCGATGTCAGCGTTACAACGCGACATTGCTGAGAACTTTGAGGTGGCCGGTGAATGCTTCCTGCTCGGCTGGCCCCCGCAGACGGTGTTGCCAGACAAGGACAATGCTGAAGAAATCTGGGAAATCCGTTCTGTTTCAGAAATCACCAGCAACAATGATGGCAACATACAGCTGCGGGAAGAAGGCAGCGCGCAAGCAGAGGACATACCCAATGGCGTGTTCATTCAGCGCCTGTGGTATCCGCACCCACGCAAGAAGTCATTGGCCGACAGTCCATTTGCGGCCATCCTTGATACGTGTGAAGAGCTATTGATCCTCAGCCGCGACATTCGTGCGAGTGGTCGCAGTCGCTTGGCCAATAGTGGGCTACTTCTGTTGCCGGATAAGCTAACCGTGGTCAAGGCCAACACACAGGAGGATGCCAACGACAGTCAGCAAGATGAGTTCATGCAAGAGCTCATTGCTGCTGGCATGGCTGCCATTCAAGATGAAGGCAGCGCAAGCGCAATCTTCCCCATTGTCATTCGTGGCCCACAAGATGCGTTGGCTGCTGTTCGGCAATTACAGATTAGCAGGCCAGACGCACAGCGTGCGCAAGATCGCAGCGAGCTCATCACGCGAATGGCGACAGCGCTGGACCTTCCCGCAGAAGTGTTGACGGGCAAGGGTGATCTGAATCACTGGACTGCTTGGTCTGTCAGCGATGATACATTCAATGAGCACATTGAGCCGCTCGTTATGGTCATTGACGATGCGCTCACCGCTGGCTATCTTCGCATTGCATTACAGGAATACCAAATTGATCCTGTGTGGGCCAATCGCGTCATTCTCTGGCATGATGCCACACGACTTGTTCGACACCCAGACCGCTCGCAAGATGCAATGTCGGCGTATGACCGCTTTGCCTTGAGTGATGCTGCTTTGCGCGATACCATGGGCTTCAGTGACACTGATAAGCCTGATGAAATTGAGATGTTGTCACGTCTGGCTATGAAGCAATCTCGACTTGATCCGACAATCATCGCGCAGATTATCAAGCGCATGGACAATTCGATTGACATTACTGGCGTTCGATCTGATGGCGGCATTGACAGAACGGGGGCCGCACCAGAGCAGCCTGATGCTGGTGCACCGGGTGATGGTGGACCTTCTGCTGGTATCCCCCGAGCCACGGAAGGTCCACCTGAGAATGGTCAGCCGCAGCAACAAGCACCGGCAAATACACCACCTGGATTGGCGGCTGCTGCAAGCCCAAAAGGCCCAACAGAGGCAAGTATCAAGCGCGGCAATAAACAGCTTGCAAAGATTGAGAAAGAGTTGTACGACAAGCTGTTGACAGCCAGCAATGCGGCGATGTCTCGCGCGTTAGAGAAGGCAGGTGCACGCATTCGCACGGCAGTAGGTCGCACGGCTGCTGGTCGAGCGTGGTGTGCGAGTCACAGCAATACGCAGCTTTGTTTTCTGATTTCGAATAGCATGATTGCTGCTGCCGGGCTTGATGAAATGACGTTGCTCAATGAAGCGTGGGATAGTTTGGAATCTGAGTATGGTCAATACCTTGAATATGCTGACTCGCAGACAATCAATGCGCTTGCCAAGATGGTCGGCAAGACACCAGCAGAATTCAAGGATCTTGCCAACTCGCTCAGCGATTATGCTGGTGAAGGATGGAAGACACTTCGCACTGGCCTCAACAAGCAAGCGATTTCATACTTGAGCGATGCTGCTTCGCAATTAGAAATGGACGACGTTGATGAAGCAGCCGAGATTACCAAGACACGCTTGGTGTCTCCCAAGTTGGTGAAGTCTGCGCTTAGTCGCGCAGGTGGCGCACCTCTACATCCGAAAGATGCCCAGACATTCGATCCAACAGTGAGCGTGGCTGTCGAGCCCGGTCTGACCACAGGCCCCGCAGTGGCTGAAACCATTGGCAATGAAGGCATGGGCATCGAGAGTTACACGTGGATCCATGGCTTTACACCCAATCCGTTTGAGCCGCATGTCGATCTTGATGGCGTTGAGTTCGCCAACTGGACTGATGAAGCGTTGCTCAACAATGATGAATGGCCGGATGTTGATTATTTCATTCCTGGTGATCATGATGGTTGCTCTTGTGATTTCGCCGTCAATTGGGGCAATAGTGGCACTTCGGAAACAGAAGAACAACAATCAGTAGCTCAGGAGTGAGGAAGCAGACATGCCAAAGGCACAGACATTCGCAGCCAAGCTGGATGACGCAACGCATGCTGCCATCCAGAGCAGCGTAGCAGATGCGCACAAGATCAAGCCAGATGCTGTGTCGTCGAGTGACGATGGTGCCAATCTGAAAGTCGTTGCGAAGCATGATGATGGCACGACAACTACGACCACGCATGCTCTCGATGATAACGGTGCTGTCACAGACAGCGAGGGTGATCAGAGCAATGCGAATTCTGATTCCGAAAAGGCACAGATCAACGCCGTTGAAGATGCTGTCGAGCCAGATGACGGTGATGGTGAAGACCTTGAGCCTGATGACCCGCCCAGCAAGAAGGCACCCAATCCATTCTTGACAATGGGCGCAATTGCTTCGCATTCCACAGCGACTGACGATGAAGGCAGCTGGGATGCCAGTGCGAACGTCAGCAAAATCAACCAAACCGCTGGCAATCTCAAAAAGATGCACGCATACAAGGGTGATGGTGACCCTGAGGCAAAGAGCACCTACAGCTACCCGCATCACAATGCGAATGACGATGGCTCTGTGGGCGCTGCCAACACCACGGCTTGCTCATCTGGAATTGCGTCCATCAATGGTGGTCGTGGCGGCCACTCGATGGAACCAGATGAAAAGAAAGGCGTGTACAATCATCTTGCCAAGCACATTCGTGATGCGGGTGGTGAGCCTCCAGAATTGAAGGGTGGCACTGGAGCCGCAAAGGCATCAAGCAAGAAGACAATCAGGTGGTCTGGCAAGACAGCTGCTGGTGAAGCAATCAATGTCGTCGATGATGGTGCAGACCCCAATGACGACAACAGTTTCAGCATGCCGATCATGGTCATTGAAGGTGAGTGGACTGGCGATGGTCGGTTCATTACGCCCGGTGCTCTTAGCTGGCGCGATCTTCCGCTGCCGGCAATGGCACTCAAATCGACGACATTCGGGCATGATGATGCGCAATTGTCTGGGCGCATTGACAGCATCGAACGTCGCTCGCCAAATGCTGATGAGATCAATTCGCATACCGGACAACCATTCGGGCCAGACACGTCGATCTTGTTCGCCAATGGCAAGTTCGACACCAGTGCAGATGCGCAGGAAATCAAGCGACTTGTCAATGATGGCATGCTGCGCGGCGTGAGTGTCGACATTGGCGATGCTGTCAGTGAACTCGTGTACCTGGACGCAGATGGAAACGAGATTGATGATCCATATGCTGATATGGACATCTTTGATCTGCTGTTTGGCTTCAGTGCCGCTGGCGATGAAGAGACAGAGCCGGCAGAGACTGAGCCTTCTGATTCCGAAACGCCTGAGGTTGCCACGATCGGTGAGCGCATCACAAGCGGTCGCATCATGGGCGTCACGATCTGTCCGTTCCCCGCATTTGAAGGTGCCTACATCACTATTGGCGATGTATCAATGGCTGCTGATGGTAGTCCTGCTTTGGCAACTGAGCCAGACCCAAAGTGGTGGTACCCAAGCGTGCAGATTCTCGACAAGCAAGGAGAGCGGACCGTGCCCAAATCGCAGCTTGAATCCCTTGTGGCATCTGGGAAGTTGGCTGCGCCGATGGTGCCGCCCGTAGAGTGGTTCGGCAATCCCAAGCTCGATGGGCCATCGGCATTGACGATCACGCCTGAGGGTGAGATCTATGGCCATCTTGCCATTTGGGGCGAGTGTCACATGAGCTACACGAACCAATGCATCAATGCTCCCAAGAGCATGAGTGACTATTCCTATTTCAGAACTGGCTGCGTACTCTGTGAGAACGACAGTCTGATTCCGACTGGTGTGATCACAATGAATACCGGCCACGCTGAGTTGTGGCAGGATCCATCGTCCACAAAGGCACACTACGACAATACAGGCACTGTCGTAGCTGATATTGCGGCTGGTGAGGACAGCCATGGCATTTGGGTTCATGGTTCTCTCCGCCCAGATGTCGATGAACTCTCAGTCCGTCGCCTGCGTGGTGCGGCGCTCAGCGGTGACTGGCGCCAATTGGGAGGCAATCTTGAGCTGGTTGCAGCACTGGCCGTGAATGTACCCGGCTTTGCTGTCCGCAGACCAGCCGCACGGATTGCAGCGGGGGCACCAATGGCGTTGGTCGCCGCTGGGCGTGTAACACAGGACGATGCCATCAAGCTTCGAAATCAGAAGCCTGCGAAAACTGTTGTAAACAAAGGATATACACAGCGGGACATGGATGTCCTCGCTGGCTATGTGAGGCGTGATCTGCGGTCGCAGGTCCACAATCAGAATGGGAGGTGAACGGTGGGTAGCAAGCACATAGTGCTTGCTTGGCCGGCAAACAAGATCGTGGCTCTCACATAGTTTTGAGCCTGGTCCCCAATTGCCCAACGTAATTCAATCCGTTGGAAAAGAGGATCAGATGTCCTGGCGTGAGAAGTATGCCGAACAACTGGACAATCTCGCGACATTGTCGCCAGACCAGTTGAAAGAACTGGAGAGCTCACTCATCGATGAGTTCGACAACATCGATGGCGAGAATGGCTCTCTGGCCGACCTGAGTGAGATCAGCGCGGCCATCAGCAGCGTGCGTGACCAATCGGCAAGCAGCGAGAATTCGCTTGCCGAAATGCGCGCGAATGTCCACCCGGCAGAAGACACCGCGCCTGATGGCGAGGATGACGACGATGCCGAGTCGGAAGATGACGATGACGAGGATGAGGCTGAAGGTGGGGCCGAAACTGAGCCGTCGCCAGCAGGAGCGGAAACAGAAATGCCGGTGGCTGTTGCGGCGTCTGTGAAGCGGCCCAGCATGGGGCAGCTTGCCCGTGCGCAGGTCGTGCCGCCCAAGCGCAAGACCAAGCAGGTGGCAGCGCGTGTGAGCACGCGAATGGTTGCCGCTGGTGACATTCCTGGCTTCGGCGTTGGGCAAGAGATCACAACTCACACGCAGTTGTCGAATGCCTTCATGCGCAAGCTTGAGGCATTGGGCCGTGGTGGCACGCCGGATGACGTTCTGGTCGCCAGCATGGTCAAGGAATTCCCTGAAGATCGTTTGCTTGGGGATGACCCATACGTCAACAGTCGCAAGATCGAAGCTGTCATCAACCCCAAGGCACTCGTTGCCTATGGCGGTATTTGCCAGCCTTTGGCTGTGGACTACACCATCGACACAATCGGTAGCACTGATCGACCAGTCAAGAATGCGCTGCCGTCGTTTGGTGCGAGTCGCGGTGGCGTCTCATTCTTCACCCCGCCTGTGCTTTCCCAGATCACGCCGCCAGTACCATGGACGGTTGCTGATGACACCGGTGGGACGAAGACCAAGGCGTGCATGCGAATTGCGTGTGTGCCGAGTACGAATGCCTTTGTCTATGGCATTCCTGTGTGCCTGGAAATCGGCAACATGCAGGGTCGATTCAACCCTGAGCAGGTCAGCGCTCAGACGGCACTGCTCGATGTCGCAGAGGCACGTGTGGCGGAACTCACGCTACTGCAGGCAATCGACACCGGCTCCATTGCGACGACATTCGCTGGTGGAATTGGCACCACACGCGATGTGCTGCCGATGCTCGATGAGGTCGTTGCTGGATATCGGTATCGCTACCGTTTGGGCGATGCGTCGTTGCGGGCAATTCTGCCGCAGTGGGTCAAGGACTCAATTCGTGCCGACATGACGATGGAAATGGCGCATGACCGCGACGGCCAGGACAATCTGGCAACAGCAGATGCCCAGATCGCCAATTGGTTCAGTGCTCGCAATGTGAACATCGCGTGGGCGCTGGAAGACCTTGCCGGCAGCTTTGCGGCAGCGCAGGCCCCTGGCCCAGTTCACCCGTGGCCTGACACATTTGTCGCGTACCTGTTTGCTGAGGGTACATGGCAATTCCTCGATGGTGGTCGAATCGACGTTGGCGTTGTGCGTGACAGTGCGCTCAACTCCACCAACGATTACCAGATCTGGCGTGAGGATTTTGAGGGCGTTGCCAAGCGCGGCAGCGAATCCCTCAAGGTCACGGTTACCACGAACCCGACTGGTGCCTCTGTCGGAACGATTCCGCCAGCCACCATTCCGTAATCATCGCTCGCTAGCGTGAGGAGCGCATGATGACGATAACCGATGTTCGGTATGCGATTACGGCTTCATCGCCAAATGGCGAGCAGCCGACGCTGGAAATGGAACTTGGCCCTGGTTCGCACTTTGGACCTGTTGTACCGCCGCCACTTGTCCAGCAGCCGATCAACCTAGTTCGCAGTTCTCGCAACCCATCCGGTGAGGGAGACGGTTGGACAAACGGATTCAGTTACTTGCCGTTGGGGCGTGGAGCAATCAAGCTTCATTCAGATTGCTCACCAGACACGATCGATGTGCCTGTTGCCCCAGGCACGGCTGTAACTGATTGGCAGCCTTATGTGTTGAGTGCTGAATTCGAGTGCTCAATGATGGGGTTTGACGAGCAAGATTACACAGCCAGAGCAAAGGGTCTCTTGGACGTCGCAACGCCCAAGATGATTGAGTATGAGTTCTGGAATGGAAGTCTTGCCCAGGCTGCCGGCTGGAGCAATCTGTATCTGAAGCAGGCTGGTGTACAGACGTATGCCGCCACGACGATGATGCAGGCCATCGCAATCTGTGAGCAATTCATTTCAGCAATTGGTGCTGGTGGGCGTGGGATGATCCATACCCCTGCGTATCTTACACCGTATCTCCAGCTGATTTGTCGCAGAGAAGGCAATCTGCTATTGACGTATCGCGACACAATCGTGGTGCCAGGTGGCGGGTATGCCAATGGTGGCGGCGCAGGTCCGCCCGTGCTTCCGCCCGCAGGCGCGATCCCAATGTTCGCAACAGGAATCACTGACTGTCGTGTTGGTGACATCATTCCTGTTCCCGAAAGTGGTTCGTTCTACCAGGCAATTGACCGCAAGACAAATAGTGTGTTGGTCAAGGCAGAGCGGATGGCTTGCGCATCATGGGATGGCGTCGTGTTCTGTCGTGTTGATTTGACTCTACCGGCATAGTGAGGAGGCAAGCATGACTAACGAAGCTGGTGCCTCGCTCCAATGCGTGGCGATCAGAGTCACAGCGCTGGACAGTGATGGCGCGCCAGCACCAGGCAATCCGATGTACGTGTCGGACCAACTGGTGAAGATCGACTTCAACCCGGATATGGAGGCTGGTCAGGAAATCAGCAACCGTGGGGCTTCAGGCAACTTGTGTGTGGTGTATCGCACACCTGACCTGATGAAGCGCCTCACCATCGAGTTGGAATTGTGTGTGCCTGACCCTGAGCTTGAAGTATTGCTCAGTGGCGGCAAGGTGTACTACGATGCAACAGATACCGAGGATGTCATTGGGTTTCAGTACCCACCGTTGATGGTGGACCCGACGCCCAACGGCATCTCTGTTGAAGCGTGGACACGATACATCGTGAATGGCTACCAGCCGGCAGACCAGCCGTACATGTGGTGGACCTTCCCACGTATGTATCTTCGCAAAGGCAACCGTACCATTGACATCAACTCAATGGCGAATGTCTTCGATGGTTTCTCTATCGAAAATCCATCGTGGGACGGTGGCCCGTTGGGCGACTGGGACCAAGACAGTGGCGCTGTCGTTCAGGCAGTGTTCACAGACACGGTACCAGAAGCATCCATTGGGCTACAGAAAGTGCCTGGCGTTGTCAACCCACCCGCAACTGGTGCGACTGCGGGGACGCCTGGTACATTCACACCAGCGGGCTCAACTCCGCCTGCTGATTTGCCTAGTATGTCTGGTATCACAGCAAGTCCGACAACTGCTTGGGCAACTGGTCAGTCTGTGGTGCTGGGTGACTCCAGCAACGCTTACTGGGATAGTGCGGCATGGCAGGCAGGGATTGCGCCGTGAGCGACGACACCAAGGCAACAAAGGAAACTCGCGACAGGCTGAATGCAATCACGCCACCATTCCCGTGGGAAAAGATTTCTGGTGGCAAGGTTGCACAAGCCGAGGCAGCAGCTGCGTCTGAGGCACCTGCTACCGACACAAGTGGGCAGACGGATACGTCTGCCGACGTGCCAGCCGACACCTCTGCTGGTGCCGAAACTCCATGAGGTGAAGGTGGAATGACTACAGCAACGCCTGTTCAGAGTTCAAGTTGGGTCACGCTTGCCCAAGTTGTTGCAAAGCTTGGTGATGATGCGCCCAAGGATGACTCTGGGCAGGTGTTGCTGCAGTCGCAGATTGATTCTGCGGTCGAATTGTTGTACGCATTGAGCGGCAGACAATTCCCTGGTTCAGTGAGCGCAATTGTTCGACCGACATCACGTCCACAAACATGCCCCGATCTCATATATGACAGATTTCTGGCTGCCGGTGGTGGGTTTGGATGGAACGCGGCCTGGCTATGGGGCACCTGTGC